TATAAAAAAGGGATTAATCCCGAAGTATCGGGATTAATCCCTTTAAATTTCTGGCGTCCCCACCGGGATTCGAACCCGGGTTACCGCCGTGAAAGGGCGGTTGATTGTTTATAAAATTAATCACTTGTAAATCAATGGGTCATGGTTTTGGCCGCTATGCTGTAATTATTTGCGCCTTCACTCTCAAATCAAATTTCATCGCTGTTACCGGCGATGTGCCGTCTGTGTTGCGGATTTCTAATTCTGCCTTATAAATACCTGCGGTGAGAATGGTCTCTGCTGATATGAGTGGTATAGTCCCAAGTCCATTGACAACATCTGTGAGATAGCTTGTAATTTCTTTGACTGCGATGGCATAGGTTGTGTCGCTTTCAGATGCCTTTGCAGCGAAGTAGATTTTTTTACCAGTCAAATTTGTGTCAATGTCGTAAGGAATAGAAACTGTATCTCCTGCAACTATCTCTGTCACCGTGCCTGCTTTGGCATAGCCAACCGAAACGGAGCCTGAGAATGGCAGGACCTGAACGAATGAAGAATCCATGTCGTAAAGATATGACTGGCTGTCTATGATGAATTTCGGATTGACGGTATTGCCTGTAAGTTCTATTTCTATTCTGTAGTCGTTGGATTCTGTTGGCGTTGTTTCAATTTTGTAAAGGCCGGGACGCTGTGCTGCGCTTACCTCGGTTATTGTTACGGCAAGCGACACGGGAGAACCGCCCTTTGTGGTTTGGATTGTAAAATCATTTGTGCCTTTGCCTGTGAGAGGCTGGGGTTCTGAATTTTCGTCTGCGATTTGGTAAAGCCTGATATAACCGCGGTATAATCCGTTGACTATCATGGTCTAACCCTCCCTGATTTTAGATAAAATGATTTATAGCTTTTTGCGCCTGTTGCAAGTATTGTAAATATTAAATTCTGCGCTGATGGCTGGATTAGACTGTCTGTAGATATTGCCGGCGGCAACAAGTTTGTGGTTATGGCTTGGATATATGCGTTTATGCCAACGCCCTGTTTTATATTGGGGGTTTGCAGGGATATTGACGCAGTTTGAACATTAGGGGTAATGATAATATTGCCAGGTATTATAATTGTTGGGGATTGAATAGAGACGGATACGCCCTGCACAGAGATAGATATGTTTGCATCTCCGGATATTGCCGGAGATTGGATAGAATAAGCAATGGACTGCGCAGATGGCGTTATGAGGGCGCCGCCTGATGTTGTTACTATTGGCGATTGAATAGAGACACTTGTCCCCTGAACTGCCGGGGTTATAACAATATTGCCGCCCACCACCACTGTCGGAGCCTGAATAGAAAACAGCGCAGTTTGAATCGAACCAGATATATTCGCATCTCCCGATATTGTGGGGGGCTGAATAGAATAGAGCGTAGCTTGAACCGGAGGGGTGATGAGGGTATTTATAATAATATTAGGCGGCGGTATTGTCCAGCTCGCCGTCTGTGCTCCGGCGCTGTGAGAAACCCCTATTTTGATTGTAGGGGTTTGGAAAGCTGAAGAAACTGTCTGGGCCGCAGGCGCAACAGTGATAGGTATTTTTACTGCCGGCGGTTGAATAGAGACACTTGTCCCCTGAACTGCCGGGGTTATAATAGAATTGGTCTTGATTCCTGGCGCTTGCTGATTAACAGTTATTACTTGAGCAGGCGGCGCATGGAAGGCATTAACAGCGATTGTCGGGGCCTGGACAGAGCATAATGCTGTCTGGGCTGCAACAAGCAGGATGGTTCCTATTTTTATAAGCGGCGCAATAAACGAAGAGACTACAGATTGGACTGATGGGGTGACGGTTACAGGCGTTGACGCTGATTCGATTTCGATGTATGTAATGCTTGAATTTTTGATGGTATGCGTTGCTGTCGTGTCGCCATACCAAGTTGTCTCAAGTTTTATGCTCTGGCTGGCGTTTACTTGTTTATATATGCCTACGCCGAAAGACCAAAAATCTGTAGTATCCTGCGGCTCGTGTCTATTGCCTGCAACTATGGTGTCATCAATTTCAAATTCGCCATAAGCAGAGGCATTGGCAGCGCTATTTCTGTTGTGTTGCGTTGCTACGATCAGACATTCTTTTACGCTGCCTGGGGCGGTGGTGTTGAGTGTGTTTCTGACGCCGGGTGTGGTTGCGGTGTTGGTTGCTGCTGTATCTGTCTGGGCATTGCCATAAGTATATACATTAGATAGCCTTATGGCTATGATTCTGTGGGCCCTTGTGTCTGCCGTAGAGCCTGATTCACCTACAGTTTCAATCGCCAGGGTCTGTGCGCTTGCAGCAAGATTGATAACCCTGCCTGCAAAAAATGGCTGCCAGACTCCTGTGTTAACATCCTCTTGTATGTAATGCTCTATACCTGTTGTTAGTATTGGGACATAGAGTGCGCCTGAATTTTGATTGACTCTTGCGCCCCAGGAGGTTGCTGCATCGTCACTGCGGCCTTCACAGCAGGCGAGGACTAAATAATCGCCTGCTGTTGCAGGGGTAAAAGAGAGGGTAGCTCTTGCTCCATAAGTAGTTCCAATGTTGGTTGCTTCACCGAGAGATTCTGCATATCTCACATCTGCGCCTGCGACATCGGTTCTTATGGCAACGATACGGGCATTTTTTATGGATGCTGTGTTTGTGTTAATGCGGTTAAAATCTATCTTATATGTTTGCTGCGCTGTCTGGCCTGTAACATAATAGAAGCCTGAAACATTGCGATAATCAATTGAAGTGCTCCCGCATGATTCCACAATGCTTGATTTATCTGCGCCGTTGACGTTGAAAAATACGGCTATATCAGCGTCATTGGACGCAGAGCTTTTAACCTCTGCTGAAAAAAGGATGAGCCAATTAGACGATTCAACAGGAGTAAACTGAAGCTGGGCTTTGGTTGTGCGTGTGCCAGCGGCCTCTGTGCTTTCGGCCAGAGATTCTATGGATTTTATGTTGTTTGCCATTGTTTATTAGGAGGGGACAAGCCCCTCCCCTACTTTTAATTCAGATTCAAAATCCCTTCTGCGTTCCAACTGATAGTGAAGTCGCCGTTATTGGAACTTTTATCCGAGCCGAAATCTATGTAGCAAATCAGCGGCGATGTGGCGTCAACGCCTGTGCTCTTGTAGATTACCGCTCCTCTTGCCGTAATCGTTGAAGATCCCCATGTAACATCGGTGGCGTCAAACATGCCTTCATTGTCGGTGTTGTCCTGGGTAACCGCAGCGCCTGCAAGGGTTGCGCCGCCTGCTGTGTAGCCTGTGCCGGAAACCTCGTTGGTCACGCTGGATTTGAACTCATGCGTGTCCTGGTCGGGCACATAGGCTGATGTTACCAGCATTACCTTGATTGTGTCTGTGTCAAGGTCTATGCCTCCGTTCATTATGTTTTTTTTGAACGCATTGTAGATCAGATCTGCCATTTTCTTATCCTCCTTTTAGAATTTAAAAACCCACTATTTTGTCTTTAAGCGAGACAAGCGCTTTTTTGATATAATTGGAAAGGGTTACAGAAATCACTTCCAAATCACCGTTTATATTTATCTCTCCGCCGCCGATTATCGCATCGCTTGCAGGCGCAGGGCTGCCGCCAATCTGTTTATATATAGCAACAAGGTATCTTCCGTCAGTCCAGGCAGTTCTGTTTTCCGAAACTTCATATAGACCTTTGAGGACGCTGTCTTCCGATAACGATAAATAAGGGTCTGCCGGACTCGCGGCAAATGAGCCGTCTACATCATCAAGGCGATAATTGTCTGATCCACGCCGCACTATGCAATATGCAGTTATGCCAGTTTCGCCCCAAGCTGTGCTTATCAATTTTGCGTTTGCCACGATTTCCTCCTTTTACGCTATATCATTTATCTGCTCTATTGTAGTCGCCGCATAAACTTGGATGATTAAATTCTGTTGTTTTCCTAAAATAGCGCCTACTGCCGATATATAAACTGACTGCTTTGTAAGTATTATGGATACGAGTTCAGCTTTTGTTGTTCCCCTCGCGATTATTATAGCGTCAATAAGGGGTGTTTCAATATTATTATCCGCCGACCATTTGACAGCTTCCTCAACCTGTTTAAACCATGTTTCCCTTTCTTGAATTTTGTATGGCGCAACTATAGCCTCAATCTGGTCAGCGTAATAATTTCTGATGCCCTCTTCTTTGTTAGCCCTTACTTCATCCATTGTTATGATAACGGTATCTTGTTCTGTATATAGTATTATCCGTTTTCCATCTATCCAGATATGTTTTGGTTCTGGATAGTTTTCCGCATACACTATATTTTCGTTAGTATTTATCATTTCCTGAATCATATTTTCCTCCTTATTTTTTCGGTAGTAATTCAGTAAAGAAATAATCCATACCCAAATAATCTGTTGCAACTGTAAGTTGCAGAGTTATGTTTAGTGCTTGGTCAGTAGCAGTGTCTATTGAAAAAACAGGAGGATTTATTGTGTTTGCGCCATCAACCAAATAACTTGCAGTTTGCCTATCTATTCTCCCTCTGTTAATAATAGCAACTCTACCCAAAGCTCTGTTTATTGTTATCGCAGTCATAAAATTAATCTGCATCGCTCCAAATTTCCATTTCACTGTTTTAGTATTTGCACTATTGTTAACAAATATTGTTGCTTCTATTTTCACTATTCCATTCTTTCCCATAGACCCGCCGACAACATTCACGCTAACTGCCGTAATTTCAGAAGTGGATTGTGTATATGCGCCAGGCCCTGCCGCCACGATAGGCGTAGGCGAGGCTGGTATATTAGGTAAGTTAGTTCCGGGGACATAAATATTGTCATAGACTGTGCCGGCTGTTGTGGAACTCATTACGGCGTAATAAAATCCTGCGGCTGAGCCTGAATAGACCGCTCCCGATGGGAAATATAAATAAACATCGGGATAAATATTCGGCAGGGCAGTAGTAAGCGTAACCACACCATTAGCCGCCATTGAACCTGATGATGGGATAATAATCGGCATCGCTGTTGATTGCAATATTTGATGGCCTATTTGTGGTATTGATTTTGCAAGCATTTATTTCCCCCTTACGAGTTTGTCAATGACCTGTGTTTTTGCAAGGCTTGACGAACTTGAACCGAAGAAAAAAGTTATAATCGTCGCCAGAAGCGTGCCGAGAAAAAAGCCTAAAACCGTGTCGGCAAACCGGACATTTGTTTCAGGTATGGTCCAGAAAGTAACAAGAAAGATATATAGGAAAGTTACAAAGGTGGTTATAGAGGCATACATATATATAAATCGCTTAACAAACTTATCATCCTGCTGGAGAGAGGTGATGTTCATGTCTCTTGCGCTCTTTCTATCGTCTGCGGCGATTTTTGAGAGGTCAACGTCCTGCTGACTTTTCTTAAGCTCATAATCTTGCAGGGCTTGCCGGATTTTGAGTTCCATGTCAGGGTCTTTGATGACACCGCTGCTTTTCAGGACATCCACAACTTCTCCCGCTATGCCTTTCTCCCCAAAAACGCCTTGTAATATGTCGCCGAGAATCATAATGCCTCCTTTTGTCCTATCCTAAATCTGCATTTCCCTTGCAATTTCTATTTTTCCATACTTATTTTTATATATAAATCCTATCTCTTGGTTGCCATTTTCAATTGGGATAAAAATATATCCCCAGGTGAAACCAATAACATTATGGCAATAAGTCGCAATCCATTCATTCTGTGCGGTAAAAATAAGCAATACTGCCTCAATGCTTTTTACGCCATTTGTAACTATAAATTCATTGGCGCAAAATTCATCTGAACCGTGAATGATGAGCTGCATAATGCGATGTGTATTCAAAAACTTTTCCTTGTCAGGGAAATTCCTTTTTAGACCTTGCCTTATGGCAGGCTCGGATGGCTGGTCGTAGGCAATAACAAAATATAAATCAGAATAAGGTTTGTGGCTTTCTGCTTTGTTGGGGACTGTCCCTATTCTACGCATTCCTGTTTCTTCCTCGCCGTAAATAGGGACAGTCCCCCTAACAGTCCCCCTAACAGGGATGCAGAGTGTCCAAAACAATAAGATTGTTATGGAGAGTTTTTTCATTTTTGAATTACAATTCTTCAAAATGCACCCCATCAAAAAAATTCTCGTCTTTTAAAGTAAAATTGCCATTCCAATCACCGCCGAAACGAATTTTAATGCCTAAATCTTTAGCTTTAGCCATCACCATTCCGGCAAAATAATAAAGCCGCGCCCAATCCTTCCAAAAATCCGCAGAACCTTCTACCGGCCATTTCATTGGCGCGAAACTTGCGTCAACGGCCCGGGATAGCGGATGTTCTATAGTGATCAAATGTTTGCTGCTCATAGTCTTGCTTGTCCCGTTTTTGACAAACTCCACCTGCTGTGCAATAGTGCGAATTGTAGATGGAAGAATCTCAACTTCCGCAAATTCTGTATCCACACTTTTAAAAAGGGCGGCCAATTTCGGGGTGCATTGGTTTAACAAGTGTTCGTTTTTCATAAACCCCACCCATTCAATTTATGCTTTAATGCCCACAATTCATCACTTGCCGCCTGCTTATTGCCATTAGCAACAGCGAACATAATAACAGTTAGAGAATTTCTGATTTGATGCGCTAAAAACATTTTTGCATTGTCAGATAGTTTCTTAAGCTCTTTTATAGCGTCAGATTCATCATGTCCCCCCAATAGAGGCATTTGAGGGCAGGCGCTCATTTTCCTCCCCGAATCACAACGAGCATGGCTGCGGCTCCTAAAATGCCCATGACAAAGAGTATACCCTTGAACAGCCAGCTTGAGGCGAGCTTTAGATAAGGCAATGCCTTTTCTATGTCGTCAAGCCGCACAGCGTGTTTATCAAGCATTACGAAGGCGCGCTTGATTGCCTCGGATACTGTGTTGTGTTTTTCCTCAAGCACAGCCAGGGTTTTCAGGGAGGCTGCAATATCTTTCAGGCTGTCCTTGACATCGCTTATATCTCCGGCAACTACTTTTATTTTTTCTTCAAGCCTTATCAGCCGCTCTTCTTCCAATGTGTTAGTCTCCTTATCGGGAGGGAACATCCCCGATAGAAACATTCGGGGCCAGGTGCCCCTCCCCTACTTCCCCAGATAGGTCGTCATTTTTTTCGCGCCAGCCCCCGCATCTTCATGCCGCTCGGTATTATGACATTTGCGGGGATTGAAACTTCAGAAGTCATATCAACGATAAAATTTTCCCGAATATATTGTGTCCTGTCTATCTGCACAATCTCAGGCTCTCCCTTTGCGTTGATGACCGCCTTCTGGCCGCTTTTGGCATCAATCTCCATAGCTGTCAGGGTATCCAGATTTATTCTGACATGCTCAAGGCCTGCCGGCGTGCCGTCTTTTCTTGTGAATAATTTTTCGGCGGACGATGCCGGCAAGGTGTCGACGCAATAACAACTGGCAATATTCCCTTCCGCGTCATGCTCTAATTCTATATACATATTTTCCTCCTTTTAATTTGCATGATAGTCCCAATAAACATAATAAATGTAGCGGGCACCGTCGTTATTATTCAGCGTAAGCTTAATTCTACAAACAATACCAGTGTCGACATATCCTGTTGATGAAACATAATTCTCAACATAAATACTTTCTGTTCCAACCGCTGCACCCGCTACATATTGTATCCGTATAGGATATATATGACTATATTGAGGAATGCTAATATTAGAAATATAGTTGGTCAATACCCCCGTATAATCATAGCTCCAACTTCCCTGTGACATTTTAAGTTTTGCAAGAGTTACATTTGCATCTGCAATTTTATCGGTAGTTACCGTTCCATCTGCTGGCGCGCCACTTCCCGGATATGTATCTAATTTTGCGCCATCTACGCTTGGGTCTCTGCCGTCCACATACGCGCCGCCAACACTGATATTACTTCCGATAGACCCGCCATTTATGGTAGGACTTGTTATGGCAGGACTTGTAAGTGTTTTATTGGCAAGTGTTTGAGTCAAGTCCGTGCCTACAATCACTCCTGCGCCCACGCCATGCACCCCGCTCGTAGCTTGAATGTGGCTTGCGCCGACAAAATCGCTTGCCTCGTAGCCGTCAAGTTTGTCTGCGTCAAAGTTGTTGCCGGAACCCTGTTTTATGCCGTGGACGGCGATAGCGGCGGTGATGTTTTTTTCCAAATGGGTTTTCAGATTGCGGTCGCTGCTGTCTGTTGCCGTGGGATAATACCACGCAGGGCCGTAGCCGGATGCGTTTTCGAACCATAAAAGAAGCCAGGTATCGTTGGCTTGATTGCGCTGATAGAGTTTTTTTGTATCGGTAGTCCACCAAAACTGCCCGGCTACAGGATTTGACGGCGGCGATGCCTCTGCCGACGCCTCAAATTTACGAAGCTCGTTTGTATTGTTACGGATTATTTCCACATCGCTTAATGCCTGATGCCCTTGCGCGGGAGATGTGTCATCGTATGACATGAGTTACCACCCCTTTCCTGTTTTAAAATCTTTGCCTTCGTTTCTGATTGCCTCAATGTTTGTATTGATTGTCAACATCTGGTTTCGTATTTGCGCAGCCATGTCTATGTCTGCCTGCAAATAATCGTTGCTATGCAGCTGCACATCATGCGCCCATAAAGATAATCTGATTTGTTTAAGCTGCTCCTGGATAGGGTCGCTGCCGCCGATGAGATTGCGTATTCTCATGGCGGTTAACTTATCCACATCTTCTGCGCATTTGACTTTATGCCGCTTGAGTTGCTCGTTTTCTGTCCATTCAAACCATGTCGGGCTATGGCTTGAGACAATGTTTTGCAATATGGGTTTTTCCGCATCCGCAATGGCCGCCTGAAATTCAAAGAGCAAAACCCCGTTGCCGCTATGAATTGCCTGCACATCAAGACCTGCGCTTCTTATTTCCTGGGCAAGCTGGTCAATGTCGTAATTGGTTATGTCTGTGACCGGATGGATGTATCTCATTGCCAATACGCCTCCTTGTATGTTGTGGGCTTGACGCATAAACGGCCATCTGCCGCTACATCGGTTATTGTAATTTCATATTTTACATAGCGCGCCTGAGTCTCCGCCACGTAGCTTTCAAAATAATCAATCCAGTAATAAATGGAATTATCATTGCTATAGCCAAGTCTCATCTTAAGAATTCCTGCAATGTAAGCCCCGAAAAGGGTCAGCCATGTATCGGAGCCGCTGAATTTATCAGTCCAGAGCTGTGTTGCGTTGAATTGATCATACCATGCAGTGCCGGTTCCAAAAAAAAGGATGTCAAATTCAGGCCATGAGCGTCTTGTAACCACAGAGCCCCTGTCATATACGGGAGATGTATATGTGCCGGTTAGCGCAGGACGTAGAACTCTGAGCAAAGGCCCGTAAGTTGCATCAACATATCTCTCAGTGTTGTCATGCGTTTCTCCTGTCTCGTTATAATCGCTATACTGGCTCATTTTTTCCGTATAGCTTGCAGGACCGTACACTGTGGTAGTGGCAAGGGCAAAGTTGTTGCTGTACTTATTGTTGGTGTCTATGCTTTTTAGCATGTATGAATGGCTGCCCGGGGCAACGCCATTCAGCTGGAATACAACCGCCCTTGTAAAGCCTATAAAAATCCCGCCAGCCCAGTTTGCGCCTTTACGAATTTCATAGCCTTGCAAGTCCACTATGTCCACGGCATCCCACATAAGGATGATTGTGTCGCTTTGCGGAATGGCCTTGAAGTTCGCCACATCCGGCGGCGGGGTGTTTTTGCCGATGACAGCGTAAGACCATTCTGTGGCGGTGGAGATGGATTGCTTGTTATCGTGAATGGACACGGGCAACAGCTTGATTTTATAATTAACGGCTTCTTTTACAGGTTCTATGGTGAAAGAGCCTGTTGCATTCATATAGTGGGAATATCCTGCGCCGGCCACATTGACCCATACCTCCGAATGTTTCCAGAAGGGCGAGACGGGTTTTGTGAATGTGATTTGCAGGCGGGTATAACTGACATCTTTATTGTAATATTCCTCTTCTATAAATGTGAGATTCGTTACTTCGTCAGGCACGTCAAATGGGCTTGGCAGGTTTGTGGATGAATATGTGTGGACATCTATGTCTATGACATCGTTATAAAGGGCGACGTCTTCTTCAATCACGGACAAACTAACTTCATTCTGGCCTGCGATGCTCATTGCGATTATGCGGCAGAGTTTGTTTGTCCAGCCGGGCAGACTATGCGTGATGGATATGCAATCGCCCTGCTCAAGAGGCAACGCCTTTGGCCCGGCGATAAAATGATACGCCTTATTGAGCCTGCTTCGTTCAAGATTATAGACTGCAAGTTTTTGCGCCTGCGTCCAGTCTGTCGTGCCGATTAAGGTGATTGAATTTTCTCGCTCGTATCCTTCTATTGTCAGGGCGTTCAAATCCTCCACAACCAGGTCTTCGGTATTGTAGCCATTATCCTTGTTTGGGAATTTAACCCGTGTGCGGTTCGGGGTTTCAGGCAGACCAGGGACGCTGATGCCAAAGCTGTCCGCCCTGATATCGTCTTCCGTGAGGGACATGACAGGGGATTCATAATCCAGAACTTTGAGTTTGTATTTGGCGGCATTGTAAACTGTTACTCCCCTGAAATTCAGGAGCATCTGCTCTATTACATTCAGCGCGGCGTCCTGACTGAATACGCCGCCATTTATTTCATAGCTATTTGTATCGCACCAGTTTGCAGAGTCTATAATTGAGCTTGTATCTAAAAGTATGGAAGAGAATCCGAAGGCATATCTTTTTTGGGTGAATAAATCATAGAATACAAGCGCGGGGTTTTGGCTCCATGCGGTAAGGCCGGAGCGCGGATCAAATAATTTGCTTCCCCGGATAAGCGCGGTTGCTGTTGGCTGGTTCATATATTTATTCGTATCATATTTTAAACGGACATAAAGATAAGCAGTGTGTCTGAGCGGGTCTGTCCAGTTTGGATCTGCGGCATTGAGCGCTGCGCACATATTTTGGTTTGCGCCGCCATTGTAAAATTCATAATATGCGGTGGCGCCATAATCCGCTATGGGTTTGTCGTCAAGCCAGACCTGCTCGCAGGCGTCCATTTCGCCCTCGCCGAGGGTTATGATGAGATGCAGGTATTCGTTGTTTGCGCCGGATGCGGATTCATAGACGATATTGCCGCCAACTTTCATCCGGCCATAAATAAGCCGGATAGGTTCTTGCGTGCTGCGCGTGTTGATGAGATGCCCGCCCTGCTCTATGATCTGCGAGTTATTCCATCTGCCGGCCTTTTTTGCCTGCGATTCCGCGGTGTATGAGGCGACGCCGCCGATGAGCATACTGGCGCCCATGGCAATCAACCCCCAGCCGACAGGGGTTGCCAAAGCGCCGACAACGATTAGCACTACACCTATAACACCCTGTATTATGCCGCCCGTTTCGCCGCCCACTCTTTTGTTCTCCTTATTTCTTTTGTTTTAAAAACCTTTGCCGGCATAACCCTTGCGCCCCAGTCTTCCATGCACACGATGCAGTTTCCAAAGCCGAGGTATATGCCCCAGAAATCAAGTTCAGGGCCTTCGAAAATCAGAATATCGCCGGGTAAAATTTGTTCGGGCTCTATTTCCCGGGTAAAGGTTTCGAGGAATGGAAGATAATCTTCCCGGCATTCTCCCATTTCCCATTTTTCCTGATAATTCGAGAGCGTGACTCCGTTGAATCCTTTTTCCGCTGCCTTGCGCGGGATATCTATGCCGATGCCGTCAAAAAAATCTATGATGAGCGTCAGGCAGTCGCGAACGCCAAGCTCATACTTTTTCTCAAAAAGGCGGTTCACGACTTCGGGGATTTTTTTTATTTGTTCTCTTGTAATCATGCCGGAGACCGCCCCCACCATATTTGTTTATTTTGCAAAGACGGGAGAAATCTAAACCCGCCGAAATTGTTTGAATTGGAAAGCGCAACGCATCTATCGTAACTGTGGTCGCACCATAGCTCTGCGCCGGCATATCTGCATGTGGCTGCATCCTTGAAAATCCATGGACAACTGGATTGGTGTATCCGCGCAGGGCATTTGCGTTTCCACAAAATCATATGGCTGTAAACATCGAAGACTGCCTTGCGGTTGTCCACCGTTATGGAATCCAGCATCCCGACAAAGGGCGTGTCTGCGGCACGAACCTGGCCATTTTTGTCTATGGCCGCAATGTGTATTGTGCAAGCCCTGCCGCGTGTGTCTTCGCTTAGCACAAGCGAGGAAAATTCAAGACCTGTGTTGTCTATCTCAAAACTTGTCCTGTCTATGGCCGCGGTGATGTTGAGACTGGTGTTATGAAACCTGAGTCCCCGCGAAAGATATGTATTGCCCTCCCAGATAACATCCATATCCAAATCCGTATAATAGACTGCTGTGGAAAGCTCCATCTTAAGAAGATGACAAAAGAAAGCAAAATCTTTGCCGATTTCAAGCGCGAGGTCTGTTGGCAATGAACGCATTATTTGACCTCCTTTAATCCGATGCCGAGGCTATAAAGAAAATATTCAAACATCTCTTTTGATAATTTATCTTCTGCAAACCTTACAGTGAATCGGAGTCTGCCGCTGAAATCCGCTGTGATTGTCGCGCCGTTTGCCGGCGGATTGAGCGCCCATGTGCCGCCTGTGCCGCCGACCGTCACATTCACCGTGATGCTAAATGTCGTGGAAGAAATAACCGTAACTGTGTGATTTCCGTTGATGTCGGGAGCGCTTCCGGTGTGGCCGGCAATAAGGATACTATTGCCTGTCCAAAGTCCATGCGCCGCAGATGTTGTAATGACCGTGGGGTTGGCAACACTGGATGAGTTTATATTGCCTAACGCATTGAATTGTATCCTGTCCGCGCCTGCCTGTCCGCCACCGGAAAGAAATGTGACGAGGGTTTGGATACTATTGATATAGACAATAAGGGTTGATTGATCTGTGCTTATTGACGGCAGGTCAAAGATTGCGGCAGAACCATCGCCCTTTGTCACATATTCATTTTGATGGTTTTCCGCATAAGGCATAACAAAATAAAACGGCTCATACTTGCCTTTGCGACTGCCATAGAAATTCCAGAGCGTCTCTGTGTTTGTCTGCTGGGTTCGGTATTTCAGCGCGATTGTGCGTTTTGGGAATGTCCACAATTGACGGCGCTGTTCCTTGCCTGTCTCAAAATCCGT